GCGTTGATACCAATGCCTGCCCTCTGAGCAACATACCTACCAATAGCCATGTCACTGCTAAAGATGCCGTCGAGGGTGTCATCAACATCAACAAGAACACAGCTTGCAAATTGTCTGAGAGGTGTTCTAACTCCTGCCATGATGGGAGTTGGAATGTTGATTTTGTGCTTTGAGATTGCGTCGTAGTATCGTTTGACATATTCAAGCCTATTTTGTGTTTTATATTCAGCGAACAAAGTCACAGCAATCATCATGTACATAAATTGTGGGGTCTCAAAGACCTCACCAGTACTTCTATCCTGCACGAGATATTTATCAACGACCTGACGTAGACCTGCATAAGTAAACAAATAGTCACGGTGATGATCAATCCACGTATCAATTTGTGACCATTCTGCTTCAGTATATTTAGAAATAATTGCTTTATCATATACGCCCCTTTCGGTGCAAGTAAATACATGCTTCAAAATAGAAGGATGATTATCAGGGTGGTCACCATAAACATTCTTACGAAGACCGAACAAGAGTAAACGTGCTGCCACAAATTGATAATTTGGATTGTCTAGAGAAATAAGATCATTAGCAGAGCGAATTAGAATCTCTTGAATATCACTTGTTTTGATGCCATCAAAAAATTGTAGTCCTGAATTCATCTCAACTTGAGATGCAGATACATTTGCAAGTCCTAGACATGCATGTTCTACCATCTTATGCACTTTATCGAGATCAATCTTCTCACTATTGCCATTACGTTTTACAACCTTGATACCGTTACTCATACTTTTTTCCAAAATGAAAGTTTTACTGTTGCTTCTAATCCAGTGTAGACATTAGATTCTACTATACTTTGTACGTCTCGTCCAGAAAGTACCATCTCATTGATGTCTTTCTCTTTTATTGCTGAAGGCCAAATGACAACTTTTTGTCCCATATCAATAACACGAGAAATTCTTGATACAATTTGCTGATTGCGTGGTTCGTTGTCATAGATCCAAATAGGATTCTCAATACCCCACTTACTGAGATCCACATCAGCTCCACACATAGCAACTGAGTTACAAATGAAGAGTGAATCGAATGGTCCTTCAGTGACGTAAACTGTTTTCTTTCCATCTATTTTATCCAATCCAAATAGTTTTGGTTTACTATCATCAAGCATGATAGTAATGTAGCGCATCGTATCTTTAGGATTCAAGGACCTCCCCTGAAATCCAAACCAGTTTTTATCAGCATCAATAAGTGGAATAATGATACGAGCATGATCGTGATTGGTATCTGGAAAAGTTTTCTTTTGTGTGTTTACCCAAGTTTGGAATCTATCAACGTAGTATAAACGTTTTAGTGCTTCTTCTGGTATTTGTCTTTCCAAAAGATATTTTTTTGCTGGGTGAGAATTATTTAGGTCATCAATTGTCTTGAGACCTGTCGGCCTTGATACAAATACTGGAGTCTTTGTTTTGAAATCTGGATCTGCAACATTTCTACCTTTACCTGTCAACCCAAGCTTGTATCTCTCCATGACATACTCGTCATATAGATCAGGAGCTTGGTCTTTTAGAAACTTTCCAAACGAAGTTCCTATACCACAGTTATGACACTTATACACAAGATCATTTTTCTTTAGAAAAAGATATCCTCGTGCTTTATTTTTATATTTTTGAGAGTCCCCACAGTAAGGACATCTGAAATTGTACACACCTGCTCGTGTGCATGAAAATTTTTGCAGTCTTGATCCAACAAGATCTGCGTACATTGTATCAATGCTCATTATCTAACTGTGGTTTGCTGTTCTCCAGTAGATACTTTAGCAGGACTTGAACCCACTGTCAACATGTTTCCAAAGAAACTAGCAGATCCGATAACTACCACGGCAGCAGTTGCTACTCCTACGCTGATCCATCTAAATTTAGCAAGATCATCTATACGTTTTGTAAGTGTTTCAATTCTACCTGACAGGTAAGATTCATCTTCTTTGCTTTGAACTTTCAATTCTTCAATCATTTTTACAAGCAAAGCATCTGCCCTGTCTGCACTCATCAATCTTTCTTCGTGCTTAGCCAGAATTTGAGCAATACTAGAATTACCTTCAGAAATTTTATCGACAGCACGTTCTAACTTCTCTAACATCTGCTTAGAGAGTTCTTCATAAATTTCAAATTTACTTTCCAGGACACTGACTTCTACCCTTTGATTAGACCCAAACATAACTAACCCGCTGCTCCTACGAATGTTAGAATTTTTTGGAATGAAGTCGCGGTTTCATTTGCAGCATTACTAAATTTCGCTTTATTCTTTTGCATACCCAACGACTCATATGCTTGGAAAATTTTCTGCGCGATAGCTGGTTGAATTTGAAACTTTTCACCGTTCAAAAATTGGATGCTTCCTGGTTGGTTACTATCAGCAATCTTTTTGATAAGATCAATATTACCACCAGAAGATTCATGAATAACAGATTCTGTTGCGACTGGAACTGTGCCTGCAGAAGCACCTTTTTTCATTGCAGAAATTTTCATCATCAATGCTTTTTGCATTTCTTGCTTTTTGAGTTCAATTTTTTTCTTCTCAATTGCAATTTTTGCTTGTACTTGTTGTGCGGCAGCCTGAGATTTCATAGCCTCAGATTTTTTCGCCATTGCATCTTGAGCAGCGGCAGCTTCCTTCTCAGCAGGGTCTGCTTCTTTTTTCATCATTGTTGCCTCTGGCAAATTTTTATATGCTTTGATTCTTTTGTTGTTGTAGAATTTACCTGCGTCTGAAGGGAAGATTCTTTCGATTGAAATATTTCCTTGATATCTTGGATTGACTAACAGTCTTAGTTTCATTCTAAGTTCTGCTTCAGAAGATCCAAAAATAATTGTCTCTCCGACCGTGGGAATATTTATTTTATATTGATATAGATGTGCAGTTTGATGATTATGTCTATCGATTTCTTCTCTGATTTTTTTTGCTTTTTGACGTTTTTGTTTGTATTGTTGTGCGTAAGGATGATCTTTGATTGATCTAGCAAGTTTCCTTCTAAAATCCAAAAGCGGATCAAGACCTGCCACTGGACCTGTTTCTACAGCAGCACTACTAAATCCACCAGTACCAGTTGTCATGACAGTCATATTTTGTCTAGCTCCTCTTGGATTTCATCTTCTATGTCTAATGTGGGTAAGAACCCTACAGGATATTTATTCAAAAATATCAAAAATGTTTTTAGTGCAGACCAATACTCTCTTTCTAATTTGAAGAAAAGTAGGGATGTAGCTGCTTCACCAAAAACATTATACAATATAATGATATGATTTATAATCAGATGAATTCTGATTTCTCCAGTCTTGAAGTACCTCTTGAATAATCTCTTGAGGTACTTGAAACGTTTCATATCTTCATTGAAATCTTCTTGCGTTACGCATTGAGGATTTTCATAATGTTTGATGGCGAAGAGAATGTAATTATTTGCATTCAATTCGTCAAATCTCATGACTTATTATGTTCCGAATGTAAGGGTAACCTCGTTAGAAATTACTTCAGTAGCACCAGCGGTGGAGGTGAGTTTGACACGATACTCATTACCATCAGCTGAGGATGTCTGTCCAGTGAGGACAAGTGAGGCACTTGTAGCACCAGAGACATTGAAGAATCTACCAGCAGAAGTTGATCTCTTCTGCCACTGGAAGGTGACAGATCCAACAGTAGCTGTAGCAGCGACAGTGAATGTAGCACCGCCAGAAGCAGTTGTCTGGTTTGTTGGTTGTGTAGTAATGGTGATTGTGGATGTTACGTCTGCTGCGATGGTGTCATCATCTTGAGTTTCTGTTTCATCCGCATTAGCTAGGGCAACTAGTTTTTCTACCTTATGACGTGTTGCTCCTGAAACATCAGTATAGGTGTGATGTGACCACCAACCAGGACCATCGATGCCCCGCTTGCGGTTTTCACTTAGTAGTGCTTCTGACTCAGAAACAAAAACAATAGTAGGTGTAATTGATGATGTTGCAACACCACGTTCTGCTTTTGTTTTATTTGCGTTTGAGTCGGTTCTTCCGTAAAGAGACATCTTTTACTCCAATAATCTTCTAATATTTATTTATAAAAAAGGACTCGTAAGAGTCCTTTAGAATTATGGTGTTAGATCTTTGCCACCCCTTGCCTTCAATTGTCCTTGTACTTGAAGGAGAATGAGTGAAAGAAGACCGTTTGATTTTACTTTGGGGTTTGCTCCAAGTGCTTCTGAAACTGCAAACAATACTGTTGCAATCAAAGCTTGATTAGCAAGACACCAGGCGACTAGGGCAGACATAAGAATACATAGAACTCGACAATCTTATTTAGTCAAAACGACTTCCTAAATCGGTTTTCTTTCTAAGTTTTTCAGAATACTTTCCTGGTTTTTCTGGATAATTACTTAGATTTCTAAGACGTTGATGTTGTGAATATGGAGATTTTTTCTTTACACCTCTTTCGGCAGCAGCTCCACCATATTCAACACTGCCACTGTATTGATGACGACCTCCTTTTTCACCTCTTTCTTTTTTGATTGCTCTACCAGGATATGAAAGGGGAGATTCTGGAGAACCTTTACCTTCTCTTTCGGATCTACGAGACTCCATAAAGTCAGAGAATGTCATCATTTCTCCCATGGCAGCTTGCTTACGTTGCTTCTTAGGATTCTTAGTCTTATCTGCTGAGTATGTATTCTCATCACGATCATCATCAGGATCTACAGCAGCACGGTGTCTTGCTGCTCTATCATCATCGGACATATTTGCACGACGAGACTTTGCTTCATCTGGAGTGTATTTTCTACCAGTGTTGTGCCATTCGTGACCTACAAGACTTCTCCTCTCAGAATCAGTAGAAGCAGCTTTACGTTCATTCTTTTTACGATTTGCTTTGAAGGTCTTCATATCAAGACCTTCTTCCATAAAGTCAGAGAATGTCATATGGTCTTCTTTGACTTTCTTGACTCCTCTCCTAGCTTCGTGGTCAGCTCTACGATCTCTCTGAGGGCCGCTGCCCACGGAACCATATGGA